ATTGTATATCATCTGAATCGTGAATCATGATATATGTTGCATTACAATTATTACATTCTACATCTAATTCGACTTCCATTTCTCTCCAATTAAAGGTCTACAATTTCACACCCATCAGCGGAACACGCTAACTCTTGTGACGCTACTGTATAATCCTGCTGTTCGTATTTCGATAACTCTGACCAATCCACATCTTGTGGAATCTTTTTAAATAATCCTTTAAATTCTTCTTTTGTACAATCTTGATATGGTGCTTGTCTGTATGTATGATCACTAAAAGGTAAAAATGAAATTCCACTAATTGTATCAAAATTATCCCATACCCAATTTCCTACACCCATCCATTCATTTTCTTTAACTGAAACTGTAATAGATGGTTTGTGTTCACACCAATGTTTCTGATATATTGACCATAATTCTAATTGTTCTATCGCTGACATATCTTGTCTACAAATTGCATCTTTGGGACTTTCCATTGGAAATGAAAATACTGTAGTATGTTTTGGTTTAGTGACATCTGGTTCATTAGGAAATCCAGCGTCTTTCATCATTTTGCAAAGAGGATCTTTATTATCAGCTCTTACTGTCCGAATATAATAGGGATTGTGACGAGCATGAATTCCACTTGCAGAGTCAACAAGCTGAGACACAGTGCCACTAGGCTTGACACAAGTAATAGCTGCACTACGAAAGATACCCAACTTATCTGACCACTCTTTATTCGTTTCCACGGCCACATTTTTTAAATCCTCCAATAATTGTTCCAATCCTTTTTTTCTTCCATTTGTAAATTTATTGTCTAAAATGCCGGTGAGTGAAACTCCAAGAAGTCGTTCTTCTGTACAATTTCTTTCCCACTCTTTTGTTAGATATCTAAAATTGGTAAGAGTGGATTGAAAGGTGCCAAGGATTGTTGCAATCCTGACTTTCTTAGAAAGAGATTCGGGAGTGTCCCATCCTCTGACAACGCATTCTGACAAATTACAGAATTCTCTGCTTCTAAGAATGATTTCAGAACAGGGGTTAGTTCCAAAGTCATCTCTTGGTTCTCTTCGTCTAATGAATTTTCCGTTTCCATCTGATTCTTTCTCATTTAATTGTTCAACAGTTCTTTTGGCCGACATACTGTTATAGATTCCTCGTTCCCCCGATTTAGAATCGTAGAGGGATAACCACTCTCGCATGAAAGTGCCAACATCTGGTTTTTCTTTATAACTAACTGAATTGTTTGCGAGTGCTCGTTGTACGTTATGTTCCCACCATTGTCCAGATTTTGCAAATCGCATTTCTCTGTCATTAAGATCACTGAGAGAAATGAGAGCACTCCTACGAACACCCCCAACAACAACAATTTCTGCAATTTTACATACGAGATCATGCGCTTCAATCGATTTAAGTTTTCTTCCCGCTGCATCTTGAAATACCTTTGTTGCAAAGTGAAATAGATCATCCAATGGTTCTGGGCCAGATGCACGACCACCAAATGTTTTTAGGGGTTTACCTGCTTCTCGAACCTTGGAAAGATCCCATTTTGGAATCTGTCCTGTCCACAACAAACTAAGCAATTCCTTGAGTGATTTTGCCCAACCAAGTTTAGAATCTGCAACAACAATGGTTGTGTCTGTTTCGTGAAACTCTTCTGCGATAACTGGTAATTGTGTAACGTATTCTTCTTCTACTGAGAAACCGACGCCTGTATTATGTGCAACATTTCCATTAGCAAGAACATAATTATGATTTTTTGGAATTGTCATATCCCAATACATAGTCCCTTCTGATTCAACAATTTTTCTACTTACTAATTTCATTGAGTTTCCTTTTCTTTTTAGAATTTTTTATTTTAGTTATAGTTTCATCAGAATGTTTTTTATTATAAAATGGATTGTCCTTACCACTTTTTATATTAGAAGGCAATCTTCCTCGTTTCCATTCGTCTGTTGGTTCAACATTTGAAGGAAATTGTTTTTCTATAATTCCATTATTATAAGTTCTATAACCACTATTTCCTTGACTCGTTTTCAATCTTCCAAGAATCCAACCAGCTGGTTCTTTTCCGACCAAAAAAGCTTTATTATCTTGCCCATTGTTGAACCATCTTTTACCTCTCATGTGATTATTTTTACTCATTTTGTTTCTGGTATCTTGATTTGGTGCTTCTCTTTTCAACGCAATATCTCTTATCTTTTTTTTAGTTTCATCAGTTACGATTTTAACATATTTTCCAGAAACAAATTTTGATTGTTTCGGAGAAATGTTTGTCATGTTATAAAAATTTTCATCCAATACTGCATTATATTGATTAATAATTTCAAACTCTTTTTGAAAAAGATTTTGCTCACTTTCATACTCATAATATAGAATTTCTCTCGTAAAATTTTCCATACCATATTTCTTTATGGCACAAGAAAATGCCTTTCCTGAACCAATATAACCATCATCAATTTTCCCAATATGAGCGCCAATATATTTTTTATCATTGAAATTATTCAACCAAATATATACAAATCCAATATAATTTTTATCCATATATAACTCCTGTTCCGTTCGAGATGTTTATTATATTTATAAAAATTCTAACGGAACAGGGGTTGTCAATTACACTTCATGGTAATTTTTCACATCATCTTCTTCTGACAATTCATCGGCCCGAACCCAACCACGATTTGTAGTATAAAATTCATGGTCTGTGGTGCAAAGAACTTTCGTCCCATCTTCAAATTCCAATTCCACCTTTTCTTTTTCAATAGAATGTGGTGTTGGCACAATCCAAAGAGGTTTGATATATTCAAACTGTTTTTTATCTATATCATAAGACATTACTTCATGTTCGGTAGTCAATTCAGATATCTTCACATCTCCTGTTTTAGTTTTGATAAGAGTATTTGGATGAAAACATCCATTCATTAACACATAAAGGATTTCGTCAAATGACCTTGGTGAATCTACTTTGACATACGAACAGTTGTAACCGGCAACGTTCTCTTTTCTGAGTGCATCTCCTGCTGTCATCAAACATCGCATAGAAGGCATAACATTCAATGCCAAAACCTCCTTTCTTAATTCTTCAAGAACACCATTATCAAGAGTGTAATCACACATCTCTTTTAAATGTTCACGAAAAAATGTAAAATATCGTTCTACTGTTTCTCCCCAAGTTTCTCTCTGTTTTTTATCATAATCCCATCTAGCATAACGTGACAAATGTATAAATTGTTGATATTGTGTAGGCAAGGTAGTGGGATTGGTCGAGTTCATTTTTTCCTCCAAGTGGCAAGATGTGTTTTTGCTAATAGTCCAAAGTAAGTGTTGGTATTTATTATTTCGATTAATTTGGTTTCCTGTATACCACCCATTGCCATGTCATTTAAATCTTTCTGTTTCATCGACTCTGGCCATATGCAAACATTCCAACCAATATCAATCACTTTTTCCATTCTAGAAATGATTTCTGCATTTCTTGGTTCATTGTCAAAGACCATTGTTCCTGTATGTTTGTCTAATGCACTTGATATCTCAATTTGTGACTTCAAGTTTACATCTGACCCTGCCATTGCAATACAATTCGGCAGAAACATTGAATCAAATGGGCCCTCAACGACATAAAACTGTTTCTCCAAATCCAGACGGTCTAATCCGAATATTTTTGGCGAATCTTCGTTTATCTTAATAGTTATATAACGAAGTAGAGTATTTGTAAACGCTCGTCCTTGAAACGTAATAAGTTGTTTGTTTTTATCAAAGAATGGAATTATTATTCGTTGTTCTTTTTCATTCAAATCATATTCACGTTTTGTAACTTCAGTGACAAACTTTTTAAAATCCTCTGTATAATATAGGTAACTTAAAAATTGAGGTGGGATTGCACGATTGACTAGATATTTCTTTGCGAAATGTTGGTCATCCAAATCGATAATTCGGGGAAGATTTATCTTGGTATGAAATATTGGTTTTTTATGTTTGATTATTTCTGGTTCGGCCGTATTCGAACCTCGGCCAGTTACTCCTTCTTTATATCTTTCAAATACATAATCCTTATACAATACACCATCTAGTTTTTTAAGGAAATTAGAAAATGTAGTACTCTCTCCACAATTATGACATCGGAAGAAAAGGTCTGTTCGTTTTTGATAAAAATATCCCCGAGCCTTAGTTTTACTCTTTTGGGAATCTCCACATAAAGGACATCTAAAATTGTAGAGTCCTTCGTTTTTTCTTTTAAATAGGGGTAAACGTGAAGATAGAAGATTCACGTATTTCGTGTCAATATAAGACGGCATAATAAAATTCAAATATGATTTATTTGTGATAATACTATTATATCACGTTTAAACTAAAATGTCAATTTCCTATAATCTTAGGAAGAAAATGAGTTGAGAGCCATGCAATAACAGTTGCAACACCAATAACAATCCATCTCCATTTTTCAAGAGAATCAATCTTTTTAAATAATAAGTTGATATCTGAATCAATTCGTGCTTCGGTTTTATCTATCATAACAGTCATTTTATCATGAAGTTCTCCAATTCGGGTATGGAGAATTTTTAATTCATCACGAACTTCATTATCATTAGTTCTATGTAATTCTTGGCCTGCAAGTAAACGACCTATATTTTCAGAAAGTGCATTAAGTTTACCAGAAGTTTCAGATAACTTCTTCATCAAGGCATCCAATTCCTTAGTGCGGAATTCATCCTTAATTTTTAATGTTTGTATTTCAGTTTGTAGTTGATGTATAGATTCTTGTTCTGGCATAAGACAACTCTGCTGGTCTGACTTCCTCTATGAACTGTTTTATAAAATGAGCAAAGGCTTTTGGTGCAAAAGTATTATTATGCACCGTCCACGATTCCCCATTTAGTTCTGGATCGTGACCGTCATTATGTACTTCTATGTTGTTGTCTTCATTATCTGTGGCTTTCCATGTAGAACGTGATTTACTGATCCACTCACCACTCATTACTTGTTCGATAGAATCATCTGCGTTAACTTGCAGATATTCTTTGAATTTCATCATTTTTCACTTCCATGCCTTAAATATTGCATACATCCAGATTGCGAATCCATTACAATAATTGGTTTTTTAGGATATTTTCTTGCCCAGGCACGAATATAATTTCCCGCTTCATTTTCACCAACATATTTACTATAACGAGTATATTTCTTTTTACCCAAACGAGATTTTTGAAAATGCATAGGATCTAGTGCAAATACATCAACTCCTCTAAATTGTTTTTGAAACAATCCTTTTGGTGGTTTCCCTAGA